CACCGTTCGCGTACGTGTCGGCTCCGGCGTACGTGACGACGCCTTCGGTTGCGTTCGAAATGGCGGTAATGTTCTGGCCCGTAAGGGTTATGGGCGAACCGTTGCGAATGACTCGCATGTACTGGTCGCCGAACTCGAGAAGGTAGGACTGATCTTCGTTGTAGGTCCACGGCTCGATTCGAACGGTCTTGCTCGAGTCTTTGACCTCGTTGATCCAATCAAATCCGGGACGGTTCATCGCCCCGCCGTATCTCTGAAGGACAAAGTTCCGCATCGTTCTCAAAGAGATCGCGAACTTTTGAAGATCCGTTCCAGCGTAAAGCGCCGGCGAGATCTCCCCCCCAGAAAAGCGACGTTGGGCGATAGCTGTCATTTCTTCTCGCCGTACATCACTTGAGCGTGGTTGACGGGCGCATCAGCGGCACCGAGCCCGAGATCTGTGATCTGCAGGCTGAGCGATCTACGAACGCCGCCTTCTTTTGATTCGTATTGTGAGACGTCGCAGACCTCAACGTTCGCCTCGATCTTCAGCTTCGTGCCGACCGCTGGCATTTCGCCGAGTGCGAGTTTCTTGAGGGCCTCTTCATCGAGACTCAGCTTCAGGCCCCACGGGTATTCGGGCGCGTCCATCGGACCGATGACGTTCTTTTGTTCTGCTTCGGATCGCGTGACCTTCATGTTCTTTAGTTCCAAGTTCAGCTCCTTGCGCTAATGGATTCCGGCTCCGGCGGTACGTCAGGCTGCTCTTCATTGCCTGCGTTGACGCGCGCGCGTTCCAGTTGGTTGTCATATTTTGCACGGGCCTTATCGCCCATCTTGAAAGGGTCCTCGCCGCAAACCATGTTCGCGGTGTTCGCGGCAAGCTTGAGCGAGAAGGCCTGAGTGAAGTCGGGCGGGTAATGGGTCGGATCGTCGTTGAATTCGGTGAACTCGCCGATCGCTTCAGCTTTGTCGGTAAAGATCACCAGACCCGGCGAACCTTTTCCGACTCGATAAGGAACGCGCTGTTCGCGCGTTTCGACTCGGAAGCCGCTTTGAATTCGGCGAAAGTAAACGCAGTTCGTGGGATACGTGTAAGAGTACGACCACTCTTCATTAGGATCTGTAGCTCTAAGCGCGAGCGCTTCGATCTTCGTGGCGAAAGGCCAAGGGAAATCGCGCAAAACCTCTCGCAAAGTTTCTTCATAAAACAGGTTCATCGCACGCGCCGGCGCCGTGTTCTCCTCGATATCAGCGATGGGCTTGCTTTGTCCCAAGTGACCGAGAGCTAAGTTTGCGATCCGTGTTTTGTTTGCTGCCACGTTCGACCTCTTAAATAAAGCTTGGACCGGGCGAGCTCGCAGTGGGAGGCCGCCGGCTTAATGGCGGTCACGGCGACTCGCACCGGCCCAAGACATAGTTACTTGGGTTTCGTGCCGGGAGTGCTGTTCGACTCCACGGTCGAGGGCGTACCGCTCGCGACCTCATCGGCCCACGAAGGCGGCTTTGCTCCCTTGACGACTTTCATCTCAAAGGTTTCGCCCCTCTGAACGGTTTTGACGCCGTTGAATCCGGGACGCGTGGCTTTGAAAGTCTTCGTTTCGGTTTCGACTTTGGCGGGAGCCTTCTTTTCTTCGGGCTTCTTTTCGTCTTTCTTTTCGGACATGGATTTCTCCTTGAAAAAAGTTGTTGGTTCAAACTGAAAGGTCCCGCTCCCGAACGGAAGCGAGACCACTGGCTTACGATTCGCGCTCTCTCAATTAGAGAGCGTCAGGGTAGGTCCGGTTGGCCTGAAGTCCCTGAATGATGTGCGCCGAGAACGCGCCGGCGGAGAAATCCGCGGTGCTCACGGTGTAGTAGAGCCGCACATACCGTTCGACGATTCCGGGCGGAATACGGAACGCCTTTTGGTAGCCGGCGATCAACGTCGCTTTCGCGATCGACTCCGAAGTGAAGTGATCCGTGGCGGACGAGAACGAGGTGTTGTCGTCGCTTTGGATCTTGATCGTCATCGTCGTCGAGCCCGCGCTGACGGTCGTGGTGTTGACCGTGAACAAGATGATGAGATCGTCCTGTTGCCCGATATCTCGGACGGCGCCGAGATCCAGGTAGTTGGTCGACGCGGCCGTGGCCGTCACCGCTTGGGCGTCGGAAAGAGCTAACTGCTTATCGAGGTTCATTTTTTCTCCTTGGTTTTGGTTTTCGAGAACGAGCCAGGAGCTGCGGTCAGGCAGCTCCATCGATGGGCTTATACGAGAACAAGAGGGGCCGACGGATTAGGTCAGCGCCGCTTCGGTGTTCAAGATCGCGTCGCAACGACGAACCGGGATTCCGTCGAAGGTCAGAACGCGCTTGCCGGCGAGTTCGTCCATCGAGAGGAGAAGGTTCGCCTTGTTCAGCATCTGACGACGCAAGAACGAACGAATCTTCCGGTTGACGTAGAACGCGGCCTTAACGCCGCTCGTGCTCTTGATCTGCTCAAGAGCCTGGACCATGAGGTCCGTGAGGTTCGCGCCCGACGCGTGGTTGTACGTCAGGTCCGAGACGTCGATGTTCGCGATGCGAACGATGTAGCGCCAGTCGCGCACACAGAGACCGCAGTCCCATTTGTAGTGCGTACGAAACGCTTGGTACGGGTTGTTGGCGGCGTCATAAACGGTTTGCTCGCCGAGATCGCGCGAGTTCAAGCCGACGTTCGATCCCGAGGGATAGATGCCGTGAACCGTGTTGTCGCCCCAACCAATGAGCCAGATCGACGTGTTGTCGGATCCGGAACCGCCGCCGTTGATGACGTTGTCGGCCGCTTCGTAGCCCGAGAGAGCGCTGAAGCGCGGAGCGAGTCCCATGAAACGCTCGGGGTTCGTGGCGGTGTTCCCGTAGAACAGCGTATCCACGAAGCCTTGGTTCATACCTTCGATGAAGGGTTTATCTTCGCTCATGCGAAGAGCCGCTTTGTCTTTCGCGAGATTGACGAGCGCGGCGTCGACGGTGGAGTAGTTCTCGAGCATCCCGCACGCGTCTTTGATTTGCGCGGTCGTGCTCTTCGTTTGGCTCACACCGTAGTTCAGTTGGCGCCAGGTTCCCGAAGGGATACCGGTGCGAACCGTTGTCTTGTGCGAGCTGCCGTCGTTGCACTCGACCCAAACCATGTCGTCGGCGACTTGGTTTTCTTCGTTGAGAAGTTCAACGATCGTGCGGTCGATCGATCCCTTGACCATTCGAGTCGAGAGATCGAGGAGCGTTAAGTTTCCATTTCCTACTGCTGCCATTGTGAAACTCCTTGGCCCCTAGTTATGGGGCAAAAAGGTTATTAGTTTTGATTCATGGTCGGATACATGATGTCCGCGGCGCGCTTTTCAGCGCCGTTCGACTGAGTGTTACCGTGGACCAGACGGTCGCTCTCAGATGCCTTCGCGAGTCGCACGAGGCCTTTGAAAAGCAGCGGATGATGGTTAATGCCCATCTGCTTGATGAGAGTGACGAACTCCTCACCAAACCATTCAGTCGCAGCTTGCGCCGCGAGCTCGCCGTTTTTCTTGAGGTTCTCTTCGCCGCCGAACTCTTTGTCTTTCAAGAGTTCTTGCGCCCAACCCTTGTCGTTGAGCTCGGCGATTCGAGCCTTTTCCGAAGCGAGATAGTCGGCGACGCCCTCGTTACGTTGATTCAAGAGAGCCTGCGCCTGATCGTTCGTGAGGTTGTTCTGCTTCGCGAAAGCAGAAACCTTTTCGATCTGGTCGGCTTTGATCAACGCGTTCTCGGGAAGCTTCAGCTCGTACTTTTCGGGAGCCGTTGTTTCCTGAGTTTTCGTCTCGGTGGTTTTCGTCGTCTCGGTCTTCGTTTCACCCGGCTTCGTTTCGGTCGAAGTTTTGGCTTCCGCACCGGACGTACCGGTTGGGTTGGCTGACTCGTTCGGCTTCGCGGGGTCGGGCTGCTGCTGATTGGTCGCGGCCGCGGCATTGGTGTTATCGTTGGCCGCGGTGGTTGACGTTTCAGACATTATTGGACTCCTTTGTTACGTTGTTCCTTGATCATTTCTAGATACGCGTCGGGATCGGCCTCGATGATTTCCGCGAGGATGAAGTGCCCGACGTCCTGCATTCCTGAGTTATAGAAGGTGTACGAATTTCCACTCATCACGGATCCGAATGTGCGACAGCGGGCCATCAGGCGCCACGCGAGCCTTCGGAACTGCGGCATCTTCATGAGAGCCCTCAGATCGTTGATCTCGTCTTGACGTTCGCTGGCCTCTTTCTTTCGCTTTTCGTTAAGCTTCGCCTGGTCGACCGCTTCGCCGATTTGTTGCTCGTCCGTCACCGTTCACCCCTTACTGACCGCCGGCGCTGGCCGGCTTCACGATTTCGGTTAAAGCGTTCTTGCCTTCGAGATTTGCTTGAGAAAGATCTTTCGCGGCCGCGGCGCCGGCTTGGATAGCTTGAGCTGCGGCGGCCGCTTGCTCGGCCTTCGCGCGGTTCAATTGGATTTGCTCAACCTGTTCGTCGGTGCGAACGATCTTGGGCGTGACGCCGGTCATGTCCGCGTACTCGTCGGCCGCCTGCATGACGTCGACTTTGTCCCAGATCTGCTGGTGGACTTGGCCAACGTTGGAAACGAATCCGATGAAGCGCTCGAGCGCTCCGATGCCAATCATCTTCTGCGCTTGGGACATTTGCGAAATGTATTCGACTTTGAGAGGCATGCCGTTGAGCTCGCGCGGCGGTTTTGGAATCACACCTTGCTTGAGGGCATATCCAAAGCTGAGCGCGACCAACGGATCCAAAAGGTCTTGGTTCATTTGCTCGAGCACGGGCCCGAGAACCAAAAGCTTTTCTTCCGCGCGCTCGTCGATCTCACGAGCGGTGATTTCGCGGCGATCGGTGTTGGCGAGCATGAGAAATAGAGGAACGAAAAAGGCGTCGTCGATACGCTTTTGATGGTCTCGGATGTCGAGCATCAGGCCTTCGAGCTGCGGGTTAACGTCGAATATCGGACGGAGTCCGCCGCGGGCGGCGTCGAGATCTCCCCAAGAGATATCGCCCGGGACGAGCGATACGCGGGAGCCCTTCATTGCCATCGGACCGATGAGCGGAGGGCGGACTACCTTCTCGATCGCTTCCGCTTTGCGGAGGTGTAGGAGCTGAAGCGCTTTGATATCGCCGAGCGCGATCATGCCGGGGCACGAAGTACCGTAAACGTCCTCGCCAGTCGTCTGCCATCGAGGGCAAAGGACCGGGTGATTGTCGTACCCCGATTCGCGGAGATAGGTCCCGTCGTCTTTGTTTTGGAGATAGTTCGCTTTGTCGCCCTGAGTTCCGCTCTCGTAGTAACAAGAATAGAACCGTTTGTGCTTGGAGATCAGCTTAGCGGCCTTTGAGTCGTACTCTTCGTTCGGCTGAACGACGTGACGAACTTCGATCCACTGTTCGTAGTTTGAATTATCCCAGGCATCTTTGACGTGCTTTGAAATGTTGGACCAGTCAGCTCGACCGGAAGCGTTTCGCCGGCCAAACTGTTCGACGATCTGTCGGACCGTCATCTTGAAATCGCGATCGAAAACGTTGATGCGTCCCTTGAAATCCTTAGCGATTCGATAGCTTCCGACCGGGAACGAATAGGTGCGGAGCAAATCCTCGTCGTCCTCTTCGACGAAAAGGGCAGATGTCCCGAAGACGCCGGTGTCGCCGTACACATTTGGCAAGCTGTTGTAGAGATTCGATCGGCCGTAGAAATAAAAGAGGATGGACGTGACGTCGTGGAGCCATTTCTTCACGGACCCGAATTCGTTGAGGGAAGGATCCGGAGTCATAAGGCGAGCCCACGTGCGCGCCGGCGAGGTGATCCCGCTCATCATTCCCGACGTCAACGTTCGAGCGCCCATCGTGGCGGTCGAATCGATGATCTTCAGATTTCGGCGTTCGCCCTTGTTGATGTCTGAAGTGTAGAAACGCGGACGGTTCGGAAGGATGTAGTCGCCGAGATCTCTGTACTGCGGAATGAACGACTGGAGTTCGTTCTTGAGCTGCGCGCTGAGGTTGTTGAGCCTCTGTTTTCTAGGATGGATCTGTGTACTCACTCAGGTCCCCAACAGCGTTTTGCTCGCGCCGGTATTGAAGCCGGAAAGAGAGCCGGAAAAGATCCCGCCTTTTCCCGTCGACGCGGAGGCGACCTGGCGGTTGCGCTTCACACTGTCGGCGTATTGGCGTTGATCCATTTGTTTTTGGTTTTTGGCGTCGGCGATCGCCTTATCGGCCTGGGCCTTCTGCTGCTTGCCCTGCTCCCAAGCGGAATCGCGAGCGGCGCCGGCGTTCATCTCGCCTTTGTATGTCGTGTATCCACCGAGCGCGAGAGCCGCGCCGGCGATGATCGTTGAGGCCGCTGCCATTTACGAAACCTCCATCAAGTAACTACGTTCGTGGAGCCGAAACCCGCGCTTGATGAGAGTCTTGTCGTTGATCGGGCTGTTCTCTTCGAGGCCGAAAGTTATCCAGTCGGCGTTCTGCTTTCCCCATTCGGTGAATTTGTTGAGGAGCATTAGGCCCGCGCGAGTGCCGCGCCAAGGTTCATCGACCCACCAAAACGTTTCGGCGAGCCAACGGATCTTCGGATTGAACGGGTGTTGCGTGCGCCATCCCGAGATAAAACCGACGGATCCGACCCCGTCTTGCTCCGCGATGAATACGACGTGATCGCAAATCATCGAGTGAAGTCCCTGAGTTGAGTGGGCTTCGTCTTCGAAGAGGGGAATCTTCGAGCCGAAGAACTCAGAGAACTTTTTGAGTTGGCTCAGGAGCCAAGGAATATCGGCCGTTGAAGCCGGTCGGACGTGAATGTTCATTTGAGATAAGTGTCGGGGAAATCTTGACGGTCCGATAGAGTGGTGAATTTCTTAACGGCCCGAGGCCTAGCGCCTATTAGGATCGTACGGATCGTATTGGACGACTGCCGCGTTCACGTCCGCATTTCGATCTTTCTTCACGACCGGGAAGGCGAACGTCAGCGCGATCGCATCGCCACGGTTCGGAGACGGGAGGCCGCGGGCCTTCATGTCCTCTTTCGACTCGAGCTGAATTTTTCCATCGACGCGCGCGACGGTCTCGGGTCCGATTAAATCTCCGTACAAGATCTTATCGTCGGGCGGGATCGTACCGCCTTCCTTGATCCATTTCCGCATTTCCTCCCACATCTCCGCGCGCTTGTTCAGGCAGCCCGGATTTGATGAGGCTCCGCCGAACCAAACGATGATCCAATTTCGCCCGACCGTTCGGCCCCAGCTGACGACGCCGGTGCCGTAACCGCCGTCGACAAATACCGCGTCCGCTTTCAGCTCGTCTTCATAGCGGGCAAGAAGGTTCGCGATATATATGTCGTTATCGTTCTTAGGGAGATAGTGAAGGATCTTGGCGTGAAGCCCTTGCCGGTATCCGAAGACGAGCTCGTCGGCCCCGGTCCACGCCGGTTCGAGCGTAAGAATGATCGGCGCAAAGTTGTACTGTTCGGGTCGTAGGTGCCTTCCGATCGCAGCGTCGACGTCGGCCGTCGGAATGAGTTGCTTCATCGATGCGTTCGGCGGTATCCCGCGGACACGGACTTTCACGAAGTCTGAATCTATTCCGTAGTCGTCGATCCACTTTTGGATCTGAACCTTGTTTGTACCTTCGACGTCGCGACTATCGATCTGAACCGTCTTCCACCGGTGCCGAAACTTCTTAAAGCAGTCGACGAATCGGCCGGTCGCTCGCGTGAAGTTTCCGAATACGACCCAAACGATGATCGTGTTCTCATCCGTCAGCGCGCCTTCGGCCGTCTCCCATATAATGTCGTCGATCGCTGAGGCCTCGTCGAACACGAGAATGATGAGGCGATCTTTGTTATGGAGACCGGCGAAGGCCTCCGTGTTGTTGATGGACCACGAGATGGCGTCCGCTCGCCAAGTGCTTTCGTGGGCCTTATCGGTTGAATGGACCGCGGTCGCGGTGACTTTGAACCAATGGCGTGTGATCAGCCGCCGAAACCATTTTGCAACCTCGGTCCATGTTTTGGTTCGGAGCTGGCGCTCAGTATTCGCGGTGACGACCGCCTTGCAGTCCTCCCAGCACGACAGGCCCCATCCCAAAAGCTGGCTGATGAGCGCCGACTTTCCGATCCCGTGCCCGGATCCGCCGGCGAAAAGAAAAGGCTGATATCGAGTTTCAGGATTTTGAAGGTGTTCTCGAAGCAAGACAAAGAATTCGTCCTGCCATTTCCGCGGCCCGTCCTGGCCCTCAAGGTCGCCTTCGCCCCATGGAAAAGCCCAATTAACGAAGCCGTGCGGATCGTAGGCGTATTGGGCG